AGTTTGTTAAAGAAATCATTACTTCTTTTATTCCAGATAGATTGTGAATTGATTGCTCTAGATAAGTCTAGAGCTCCATTTAAGGTTAGTTTCATACACCATATTGCCTATTGTTGTTTATTGCTGTTAAGCCAACATAAGGTCTACCTGATGCAAGAGTTACTATAGTTTTTTTAAATCCTTTAATTAAGTTTTTTACATCTGGATCAAGCTCTGAAAGAAATATAATTGGAGCTTGTCCTGTTTCTGGATTACCACTAAAGCCCATAGGACTGTTTTTTCTTTGCCAATATCTAGCACCCTGTATAAGTGATGCTTGTGCAATAGCTGCAGGAACAGGATTACTGCCCTCTTGTATTGGACTTCCAAACTTAGCAGTTACTGATAATCCCTGCCTGTGTGATGTAGGTAATACTTTACCTGAGTTCTCCATAGCCATTACTATCTTTGTAAATGGTAGCTTTGGATCTAGTTTGTCATTGTTATAAGGAGCTACATAGAAATCTGTGTCTATAGTTAGTGTTTCATTAACTGTGCCATCAGCATTAAGTGTTTTAACAACTAAACCTGTAGTAGTGGCAATATCATCAATTTCTGCATAATCCATAAACTCACAGTCAAATAACCTAGTTTCTACATCAGAAATAGTAAACTGCCTACCACAATAGTTATCTATTGCAGCAGCTGCAGCATCAAGAGCAAAATCTATGTTTGTATCTTGTCCACTACCTGTGATACCTAACCAAGTTTTTAATTGACTCTTATCTGTATATTGATGACTCAATATTTAACTCCTTATTATTATTTATCTTCTGATGGCTTTACAGCTTTATTTTCTACTTTTTTAGCTGCTTTTTTCTTAGGTGCATCAATCTTAACATCAGGCATAGGATCTCCCATACTTGCAACAAGAACACCACTTAGGAAAGGACATTCCTTACCTTTAGCAAATTTACCTGTTTCATTATCTTTCCAAACAAAATCTGCTTCTTTTTCTATAAATTTCATATTTTTATTCTCCTCATGGAACACAGAGCCAATAATCTCATTCTTTAGAACAAAACTATGGCTCTGCTTATTTTCCATATTAATTAACTATTATTCAATATCATTAATTCTTGTGAATGCTTGTGGCTTATACACAGCAAGAGCATACCTTAAGGAAGCCTTAACTGTAAGTATATCTTTACCAAAATCTCCATCTTTAGCTGAGTCTGAAATCTGTAATTCCATTCCTCTTCTAAATACATGGTTAACTGCTAAAGAGCCACCAAATTTACCAACAACTACATCAATAGTTGTAGATACAGCACCACCAATTTGTGATGATTTAACAACAGGTAAACCCCAAATAGTTGGAGATCCTGCCAAAGCAGAAGCACCTAACATGAAGTTATTGTTTCCATCAACCTGACTTACTAAAGCATTGTAAGCAGCAGGACTCATCAAAACAGCATCTGGAGCTAATTCTCCATTGATTTCTACATCTTTGATACCATCAAGAATTGTTCTTAACTTGCCACCTGCAGTATCAGGGAAAGCCCCTGCTGTGTAAGTGATAGTGTTGATTCCTGTTTGTTGAGTAAGTCCTTTAACATCTGGAGCTACTCCACCACCAATTAGGAATTGTTTTTCTAATCTTTGCATTACATGATTTGCAAGTCTGCCATCAAAATATGCTCTTGCTCCTGCTTGATCCTCAAGCAACTCTGCTGTGATAGGCAAAGTTGTGATGAATTTTCTAACAGGTGCTGTTACAGCTGAGTAGCTGAAAGCATCTTCTGGAGCAGCACCAGCTTCTGCAGTTTCTGCTGCATTGTTTGTTGCTGTTTCTTGCAAGAAGTAATATGTTGTTTGATCTGTATTGATAGAATCTACCAAGTCCAAAGCAGGATTAGGATTAGGCTCTATAGCAGGAATAACTTGCTGATAGACTGTATCTCTAGTCCAAACTGATGTTGTTACATCTGTTTTTGCTTCAAAAGGCACATTCTTAATACCATGATCAACAAAAGACTTATAAGCATTAGAATCTATAAATTGTTGTCCAAGAGATTTTGCTTCCTCTACTTCTGGCTCTCCATAAACAGGCATTCCAGAAACTTTTTTAGAAGCTTCCATCATATCAGAGTTTTGGGATTTCATTCCCTCTAGGTCTTGTAGTTCAGTAATTGAATCTCCAAGATCAGCTAACTCTTGATTTCTTCTCTTGATTTCTTCTTTTTGATCAGAAGAAAGTTCAGACATATCTTTTACAGAATCAAATATACTTGCTAAATCTTCTGACTTAAGAGCTTTTTCTGCTCTTAGTTCTTTTAATGTTGCCATTATATTTCCTCTCTAATTATTTTCCATTAAGTTCTGTTGAACTTCTAGGAATAGTTCATCATCTTTAACAGGATCATAGCCATAACCTGCAAGAGCATCATCCAACCTGTTATAGATTGAAGTAACTCCCTGTAAGTATTTAGCTACCATCTCTGTAGATTTTGAACTAAGTGTCTTTTTTTCAGAGTTTCTTAGAAGAGCTAGATCCTCTATTCTCTCTGTGAATGCCTTTAACTCCTCAAGAGAAGCTACAGCATGTTCTCCAAGCCTCATACCCTGTTGGGATGATTTACTGACACTTGCATCAGTTTCACTTGAAATATTTAAATCTTTTTCTTTGGCACACTTGCCATCTTTTTCATAAGTACATTTACCATACTTAGACTCTTCATCTTCTTGTTTGACTTCCTCAAACTCTGTATCTACATCATCAAAAGTTTGTAGTCCTGATTTAAGAGCTTGAACAAAGCTGTTCTGTTGTGCTCCTACAAGTACAGGAGAAACTTCCCAGACTTTAACATCCTCTAAGACTCTTACAGGGACTTCCTCTCCTTTAGAGTCAATGTGTGTTCCTTTAGTTGATTTCATTACTTGAAAGCCATAACTGAATTGCTGCATATCTTGCATAGCCTTAACAGTTTCATAAGCTTCTTTACCTGCTTCTGTGTTAAGAAAATAACCTTTAAACACAGCTTTTTGATTATCTGTTTCTATGATGCCTCTACCAATGACTTTACTCCAATCATGATTCCACACTAAAGGAACTTTGTTCCCTGTGTAGCCTGATCTTAAGGAGTTAGCTTTGGTTACATCATTATCACTATCTATAGTGTCAAATAATGAAAAAACTGCCTCTATGTATCTTGTATCTCCATCTTCTTTTAGCTCAATAGGAGCATTCTTAAAAGAAAGATTATCTGGTCTTTTTAACTCTTCACTCATCTATTACCTCAATATATGCTTCTGTACACCTGCAATTCACAGTCAAAGCTGCAGGAGCTTTAGGATCTGCAGGAAAATCTAACTTGATTCCATTATACAGATAAAAGCTATCAGCAGGAACTCTTTGATTATCTAAAATAAAATGTGACTCTCTGACAACACCATCTCTTTGTGATACCCATTCTTTTTCAAGTCTTTTACCTGTGGACTTAGCAGCTCTCTGCTGACTCCAAGAACTAGCCTTAACAACTTCTGTTCTTGCAATAGTCTTAGCTCTGTTTAATGATTGTCCACCTAGAACTGTATTAATGTTTTTAGATAACTCTTTAAAGAACTTATCTCCCTCTGGTGTACCTGCAACAGGATTAACTATTCCTAGATCCTCAAATTCTTTTAGTGCTTTAGCAACTATGGTAGATACTCTTTTCTTTGTAGTATCATTTAGGTCTTTCATTACAGATTTTGCATTCTCTTGTAAGAAACTTGCTGATTGTCCATCTTGAAAGACTGTTCCAACAGCAGGTGGCACTTCTCTTTGTCCTCTATAGAAACCATCATTTACAATCTTCTTAAGTGTTCTACCTGCAGGAAGTAACTCAGCTAAAGTATCAAATACTGTTCTTATAGCCTCTTCCTCTGTAACACTTACACCTAGATCTGTTGGACTTGCTGCCTTAAAAGCATCATTCTTAGGAAAGAGATTATCATAAGTTCTAACTGAAAAATCATCTGTTAGTGAATAAAACAATGGTAATAACTCTTTATCAAACTTAGTATCTTCAATCACTATATCTATATTTGTTTGCATAGCATCTAGTGTTGAACTACCTGCAATAGCTTTAGAGATTGCTCTTCTTTGTCTGTTAAGTTCTTTAGCATATACAGTCTGGAATGTATCTTCCCATTTTTGTCTTAGGCTATCTATAGACTTCCAATAAGCAGATTTCTCTTCATCTGTTTTCATAGCTTTTACAGTAGGTAAACCAATAAACTTAGTTGTTGGCTCTTCCCAACCATAGAGATCAAACTTCTCTGATTTCTCTTCTTTAACCTTTTCAGCTTCTTTGTTAGCCCAATTATAAGCTC